GAATTGCCGTTCACCGAAAAGATATTGTTTGACGAAGCCAGTTCACGATTACGGTTTCCACCGACCGAACATTGTTCGTGGGAGGATATTGACGAGCAGGGCAAGCGCCGCCCGACATGGCGCGGCCTCATCGCGGACGGCAACGCGCCCGACGAGGATTCATGGCTTGCCGCGATGACCGGGCAAATAGACATGCCGCCTGGATTGAGCGTGGACGAGCGTGCGCAATATGTTTGGCCCGCTGAATGGGGCCTGTATATGCAGCCGCCGGCGTTGCTTGAGCGACTCGATGACCGTGGCAACGTCATTGGTTACGATGTCAACCCACAAGCAGAAAATTTGCAAAACCTGCCGTCCGATTATTATTCTCGTATGTGGCCCGGCAAATCGCTGGCCTGGATTCATTCGCGCTTGATGAACCGCGTTGCCTTGGTGGTCGAGGGCGAGCCGGTATGGCCGATGTTCCGCCGCGAATATCATGTTGCGCGCGAACCGTTGCGCCCGGTGCCGGATCACGATGTTCTGGTGTGGCTCGACTTTGGCCGCGTTTATCCGGCGGCCTTGTTTGCCCAGCAGGTCAATCAGCGGATATTTGTGCAGCACGAAATGCTGGGCTTCAACGAACCTGCGTCGGTGTTTGCACCGCGCGTCAAGCGTTTTCTTGAACAGAATTATCCAAACCACGGCTTCAAGTGCGTCGGTGATCCCAAGGGCCGCGACAAGGGCCAGCAGACTGAACAATCAAGCTACGACATTTTCAAGTTCAACGGAATGCCGGTTACGCCAGCGCCGGTGAAACAAAATAATATCGAGGAACGAACGGAAGCGGTTGCCTACGTTCTCAACGATAATCCTTCCGGTATCAATAGGCTGGTGATCTCGCCGCTATGTCGAACCCTGATCGTTGGCATGGCCGGGCGCTATCATTTGGAGCGCGAGGAAAAGGGCGATCTAAAACCGAAAAAAGACAAATATTCTAACCTATGCGATGCGCTGCAATATGGAATTATTGGGTTGGGCGAAGGGCGCCGTATGATTGGACTTGCTCCGGTCGGCCAGATCAAGCCGGTTCGCATCTACAAGGGTCCAAAAACTATGCGCCGCGTGATGGCAGGGTGATGGACGAGGATATTCACATTCCGGGCGCGGTTGAGCCGGTCGAATGGTTTGTGGTGTTTCATCGCAAATCGACAACGCGATGGCTGGCGTGGCTTGCGTGTGGTGAGTTCAAGCACGTCTCGGCGTTTGCCTATTATCCCGGCTTCAAGGCGTGGCTGGTCTATGACGTGAACATGCGCGGTACGAGCCTGATTATGCTGTCGCACGAGCGGGCAAAGACCGCGCTGGCCGATTATACGGACGATTGTGATGTCGTGAAAATAGTCCGCGATCCAAGACCATACGGGTTTCAGTTTTCCTCGCGTTTCTTTTTCTATTGCGTGCCAGCAATCAAGAATATCATTGGCTTAGTGTGCGTTGCTATGCGGCCAGACAGTCTTTATCGCCTGATACTACGCAACGGAGGCGTTCTCGTTCATGGACACCCCATCAATTCCGGTCGATCCGAACCTAGCGACCGAACAGGCGCAGGCGCAGAACGATCTGGTCAATTCGTTACAGAATAAAACGCAAGGCGATATGAGTTCGCTGATGGCGCGCTACGGCACGCAACTTGCGATGGCCGGGAATGGGGCAGGCGGGGCGTCGAACAGCACTGGCGGCATACTCAGCGGCACCTTTGGCAAGGCCGCATAATGGCCGACAGCGGGCAACCGGAAAACAAACTCATTCCAGGTGAACCGTCGAAGCTGGAAGGTCAGTCATTGTCGCGGCTGGCGGCGGCACGCACATGGAAATCGTACATAGAACTCGATGTGAAAGAAGCCTATTTCTTCTCCGCGCCGAACCGGCAGCGGCAGATTTCATCAATGACCCAGCCGGGCACGCAGCGGATGCTGGACGCGCCGGAATTGAATACCGACATCGCATTCCTAGTCACTCAGGATTTTGTCACCGAAGTAACCAATGCGTTTATGCCGGAAGCACTCGAATGGTGCGAGCGCGGCCCCGGTATGGACCTACCGGACGGTGTTTGGGACAAGATCAAGAAAGACGTAAACGCCGACGACAAGCGCATTTTTGGTGCCATGAAGGCGTCAAATCTCTATCCCGAAGTGACCAAGGCGTTCTACCCGGATCTCGCCATTGGCACGGTCGGCATGTGGATTCAGCGCCCGCATCCGTCGCGCCCGATCAGCGTTGCCGCCATTCCGTTCCGAGAATTGGAAGTCAATCTAGGCCCCTACGGCGAAATTGATGATCGATTTGCCGTGCGCTACACGCGCAATTCCTACGTCCGAGAACTCGTGGGCGAGGAAATATGGGGTAAAATTACCGCCGAGATGAAGCGCGAGATTGATGAAAAGCCTACCACGCGAACGCAGGTAGTGTGGGGGTTCTGGCGGTTATGGGACGACCATACCGACGAATGCTGGCAGCACGTCGTTCTGGTCAGCGACAAGCTTGTGCACGATGCTGAATTGAAAGGCGAGGGCTGCTGTCCGCTGCTAGCGTTCCGCTTCAACCCGACCGCCGATTGGCCGCACGGCACCGGCCCGTTGATCCAGGGATTGCCGACACTGCGCCAGATCGATGAATTGGAGCGGCTTCGTATCAAGCATTCCGCGCTGGCGATCGCACCGCCAATCACTTACCCCGATGATAGCTTTGCCGCAGTGGAGCAGGGTGTTGAGGAAGATATGGCCTATCCGGTGCGGCCCGGAACGGCTGGCGATGTGCAGCCGATGTACAAGGTGACGCCGCCGGACGCCGCCAATTATCAATACGAGGAAAAGGTCAAGGTTCTGCGCAAGTTGTTCTTTGTCGATATGCCGGAACAGCACGGCGATACGCCGCCAACGCTTGGCCAATGGCTTGATGAAATGGCACGCGCTCAGCGCCGCATTGGTACGCCTGGTCTGCCGTTCTGGCGCGAGGGACCAGCCAACATTTTTCTGCGGTTCAAATATTTGCTTGAGGTTTCCGGTGCGATCAAGCCCGTTCAAGTCGATGGCCGCGCGATTGCGACGTTGCCGCGCAATCCGGCGCAGGCCGCAGCCGAACAGCAGGAAGTCGGCATGGCCGTGAAAGCCATTCAGATTTTGGGTCAGGCATTCCCGGAAGAATTTAAGATGTATATTGACGGTGCCGAAAGCATCAAGGCTATTCTCGACAAGATGCGCGTCACGCTGCTCAAACTTCGCAAGCCGGATCAGGTCAAAGCCGCCGTCGCGCAAATGGCGCAGCTCGCTGGTGCGCGGCATGTCGCCGGTGCGCCAGATCAGCCGCCGGGACCGGCGTCATGATTACCGACGACGATATGAAAAAGGCCATTGATCGGATTGCATCGACCGAGGATGGCTATCTGCTCTACCTGTATTTTCAGAAAACTCTTTGTAGCACGGTGCCGCTTTCTCCCATTGAGGGTGCGTTGCAAGGAAATGAAGGACGACGCAAGTATGCCGCCGAGTTGATGGACCTCATGTCCAAAGGAATTGCTGAAAGTGGCGGAAGCAGAACAGCAGACAGGCGGCCAGTCATCTTCGCAAGGCAACAGCCAAGCGCAGGCAACCGGCACGTCAGCGCAAGGGAATACCTCCGGGACCACACAGACGAGCCAGAACGATAAAGGCTCGCAGGCGACCGAAGCGACCCAACAGACGGCGCAACTGGCTACGCGCCCCGAATACGTCCCGGAGAATTTCTGGGACACGACCGGCGGAAAAATCAAGGATGACAAGGCGTTTGGCTCGTGGATCAACGAGCATGTAGCCTTTAAGGCCGCCGACGATTCGCGCAAGCTATCGCTGCCGCAGAACGCCGACGCCTACAAGGTCGAGCTTCCCGCCGATTTTAAGCCGCCGGAAGGTATTGACTTCAAGTTCAAGTCGGACGACCCGCTGCTTTCGCAGGCGCGAACGATGGCGCACAAAATGGGTATTTCGCAGGAGAATTTTTCCAGTCTGCTCGGCCTCTATGCTGGCGGGCAGGTTGCGACCCAGCAACAGATTCAAGCCGCCCGCACGGCGGAAGTCGCCAAACTCGGAACAACCGGCCCGGCGCGCGTTGCCGCGGTAACGACTTGGGCCAAGGCCATTCTTGGCGATGCTGGTGGCGCGCAATTCGCGGCTCGCATGTTCACCGCAGGCGACGTTGAAAACGCCGAAAAACTCATCACGCGGTTTGGTTCACAGGGTTCCGGCG